TCAAAATGTGATTCTGTTCCAGGTTGATTAACTGCTTCAGGATCAAAATTAATTGTTGCACTACCATCTTCTTCTGTAGTTACTTGTACATCATCAGGACCAACTTGTTCTTCAGTTGTTTGTAATTTTTCAATTGCTACCTCTTCTTCGTTAGGTACTTTAATTTCAGTATTTACGTTTGGTAATGGTTTGTCTATTTTTGCCATTTATATTCTCCGAGTTCTCTATTGTTTTAACTTGTTTTATGGGAACATTCAACCCCTGTGAGTCAGGTCCTTTCAAAGGTGGAATTTCTTTCCACTTAACGTGTTGCATATTTGCAACAAGTGTTTTATTCTTCACTGAAAAACCCCCGTTTGTTTCTGTAATCATCAAAAGTTTCATAACCACTGATACCTAATGATAACGCTAATCCAGGTAGACCAAATCTACGTGAAACTGTTTTTAATGTACTTGGACTAATTCCTAATCTCATTGCTTTTGCAATTTTAGGACTTAATCCTGTGCTTACTAATTTATCTGTATAAGGAAGAAAAGAAGCACCTAAATAATTAATTGGATCAGTTGCAATTTCTCCTAGTGAGTCTCCTTCTGCTATTTGTCCACCAATAAATAATGGTTCTGTTGCAAGTAAACCTAATGGTGTTCCAAGAGCTCCTAAACCTCTTCCTAAACCTTTTAAACCTGTCATAGTTACACCAGATTTTTTTGCACCTAAAGCTCTATCTCTAAAAGCTCTTAATGACGAAGGTGCAGTAACTGCTGTACCTGCTACAGCACCAGCTCCTATTGCTGGTAATTGAGCATCTAATATTGCTGAATCTGCTTTTGGTTCATCTACAACTGGATCTGTAATCATATCAATTAACATATTTTTTTGTTGGTTCTCGTTTGATAAATAAGTTGTTGGGTCATCATTCATAAATGTTTTAACAGCACCGGCTCCGGCAGCACCGACCGCGGCCAAGGCACCGAACTTACCTGCAGCTTTTAATTTTGGACTTTGTAAAAAACTTTGTGCTGAATTTTTAACTTTTGTAACTGCAGTGCTTGAATCTTCAAGACTAGCAATTTTTCTTGCAGCTCCCTCTGGGTCTTGTCTAATTATAGCTTCGCAAGTATCAACATTACCACCAATTGCTCTTCCTATTAAAACTCTACACGCACCTTTAGTGCCTTTAACATTTTTTATAAAATTATCTAAATAACTTTCTGCAGCTTGCACAGTTGCTTTTTGAGTTGTTGTTTTAGTTCCAAAATAACCATCGTCTAATTTCATTCTTATTGGACCAACTTCTCTATTAATTTTTTCTATTTCTAATTTAGCATCATCTAAAGAAATATTACCTGCGTTCAATGCTTGAGATACTTTATCAATCTCTCTATTTGCATATCTAAATACCGGTTCCATCTTCCATGGATTATTTCCAATACCATCCGGATGGTGCACTTCTGTTATATTAAATCCCCTTGCTTTTGTGTTTACATATTTATTATACTCAGCTTCTGTAGGAACTACATTATCTTTAAATCGTCCTGGCTCTGCTGCAAATAATTCTGCTCTTAATAAATTAACTTTAGTATTATTTTTAATTGTTTCACCACTAGAAAGTCTTTTACTTCCAGTTTTAACTTGTGTGTCATAAGGTTCTGTAATTTTATTAAAAGATCCTTCACCAAAAACATTATCAACCTGTCCCTTAAAATTATTCCACGTAAACTTAGGTTGCCCTGATAAAGCGGTGTCAACAAACTTAACTCTTTTCCAAGCAGGCACTCCTGCTTTATTTGTCATCTTCCAATCTACTTTTCCTTGTTTATTAATAGGTAGATTACCGTCTGCAAACTCTCCAATTATTTTTATTCTGTCTCCTCTATATGATGATCGATATAAACCAGCCCAAAGTTTTTTTTCACTGTTATTACCAAATGGAAAACCACCTATCTTTGCAGTTTCTTTCTCCATACCTCTAATAGCGTTTGCATATTTTCTATAAATATTTTTACCATCTGATCCAATTTTTTCTGGATTAGGATTTGCTCTTAACCATGCTTCACCGTTTTGAAAATTTTTAATTGTTTCTATGTTATCGGCCATAGAAAATTTTAAATTACCTTTTGTATCTGCCGCAATAGATTTAAGACTAATACCTTTGCCACCAATTGTTAAATTATTAATTTTTTCTATATCGGTTGGTTTAATTAAACTTTTTACATTTAATTTATCAAAAACCGCATTAGCAGTAGGCATTCCTTTAACAGATCCAAGATCATTTCTATTTAAAAGATAATTTCTTAATTGAAGACCAAATGCATTGTTTTTACCAAAAGTTTTATTCCAGTTTTCTGGTGTCGGATTTTTTAACCATTTCTGTAATCTTCTAAAACCCTCTTCAACACTTTTTTTATTTTGATTAATAGATACTCCAGGAGCTAATTGAAAACCTTTTGGTAAGGTTATATTCCTGCCAAAAATTTTATATGTGTATGTTTGATTAGGATCACGAAGAGCCATTAGACCTCCAGGATCTTAGCTAGTCCGCCTCTGGCAAAATCCATACCTAATCTTTTTTTAATTTCTATTATTCCATCAGGAAAATCATCTGGATTTTTTAAGACTTGATTTAGCATTTTGAAATATTGTGTTTTCTCAGGACCAACCATAGTTCTGTCCATTGCAAGTTCTCTAAATAATCTTGAAATATCTTTGGCTTCTAAACCATACTTACGTAATGCTCCGTAACCCATTTGTGTCCCTTCATCGACAGATTTATTTATGGCTGCTGTTTTTTTAGCAAGACCAAAAGCTTTACCAGCAAGTTTTCCAAATCTTAAACCTACACGTCCACCGTCTGCCATTTCATCTACGAATCTTGCAGTAAATCTATCAAACCTTGGATTGTCAGGTTTTAATCCTGCAGCATCTTCTACGTTTTCTAAAACTCTTTTAGTAAAAATCATTATCTCTTCGTTAGATGCACCTGATGGAATCATTTCTGCAATTTTTGGGCCAAAGTATTTTTCAACTAATACAATTGGATCTCCACCAATTCCACCACCGCCTTCAGTAATATATCTTACATCTTCTGCAGATATAATATTATTTAAATTTGTTTTACCGAATGCAGCTGTTCCTATATCGTATTCATCTTTTTTTAATGCTTCTACTAAAAACTCTCTAGCTGATACACGTTTAGCCGGCATGTCACCCCTGTTAGTAACAGTAGACATAATACCTTTATCCATCATTTTTTTAACTTGGTCAGCTAAATCAGGATCTTGTATTCTAAGTTGTTTAATTGTTTCTTCAGCATCTTGAAATGGTGCTGCAATATCATCGGGTCCGCCACGTGAACCTGGAGGTGGTAGATCATCTATTATACTTGATGGTAATATTGTATCTCTTGGATCAACACCTTCAAGTTGTTTAACCACATCATCACTTGATGATATAATTCCTGACTGCATTGCTTTTATTGTGTCATTGGGATTGCTTGGATCTAATCCTGCTTTTATCATAGCTTCGGAATCTCTGTTAGCTATATTACTTGCTTCATCTAAAAATGGTTTTTGTCTTAAAGCACCTAAACCTTCTGCATCTAAGTTCCTGGTCCCTGTTGCAAGATCAGTGATGTTTGTAACAGGTGCCGGCATATAAAACTCTTTCATCTTATTAAGATTAGTTAAGAGATTGTTTGCTTGAATATCGTTTAGTTTATTACCAACCGCAAAGCCTACAGAATTTTTAACTTCATCAACTGCTTTACTTTGAGATAAAACTCCTAGAGCCTCGGTGTTTAAATTTTTGTCTAAGAAAGGTTCTACGTTGTCACCTACACCTAAGAAACTAATATTGGTTCGGGTACCGAGGACATCGGATACATTTCCGCCTAATTCTCTAAATGCTTTTATGATTAGATCAATAGTTGTTTTTTTAGCCATAATACTTTACGTGTCCTCTAACAATAGGCTCGTCTTTGTAGTCTTCAGGATGTCGAACCAAACCACCCTGTCTAATTCTCATAATGGCTTGTGTTGTACTATCCACATAGTCATCATGTTCTCCAAATGGGAAAGAGGCGCATTCTTCAACAACCTCCTGTGCAAAATGCTCGTGCATAGGCGCCCATATTTTACCACTTTCAAAAAGCGGAGCAACGGAGTTTAATCTTGTGTGTTTATCATTTCCTTTTGACGGTGTAAAGTTAATAACCGGTATATCCATTTGTCTAAGTTCATGAGTTAAAGGTAGTCCTGTAGCTTTAGCCTCAATAATTACCATGTCAGGACGCCAGTCTTGATACTCTTCTAAAGCTACTCTACGTAATTCTGGAAAGTCATATCTATCTTTAAACGCGTTAAGTAAGATTATGCTTTGTCCCTGGTCCTCGGTCCTAAAGACTCCCCACGTGGTTATGGCACTATAGTCGGCAGTTGTCTTTTTAGTAAATGCTGTATCGTAGGATTGCACGATATAATCTAATGGCGGTGGATATTTCTCAGTCCAATCTCTCCA